GACGTTCAGTGTAATGTACCAATTCCTGTTCTATAGCTTCAATCTCAGCCATATTCATATCATATTCAGATTGGAGATTATCTCGAATTGAATATTTGTGTTCATGAGGAATACTCTGAGAACATTGAGGACACGACTCGTTATCATCAAAGAACGATATCGTATTTTTAAGAATCTCGTTATTGTGGTGCTGAGTTCTTAGTAATGTTCTGGCATGAGTAATAGTTTCATTAATATTAACTGAATCATGTACTTCCAAAGACAACTCATCAATCTCCGATTGAACTACTGAAAGTATTTTGTGGGTACTTTCAATATCAATATTATTGTTATCTATCGAAGCCTGTATACCATCAATCTGCTTAGTCTTACTATTTTCCAAATTACTAATAATAGCTTTCTGGCTATCTATCTTAGATTTAGATATTCTGATATTATTATCAGCACATTCTAATTCACGTTTAGTAGATTGGATTCTATCTTTCAAAATAGCATTCATGGTACTGAAGATTCTGATATCCAGAATATCCTCAATAACTTCTCTACGATTATTAGTAGACAATTGCATGAATGGTACGAACGATGATGAACCTAGAATTACTACCTGAGTGAAGGTACGATAATTCATCTTCAAAATCTGTTGTTCAAGAACTGTCTGATAATCTTTGAGAGCAGCATCCTGAGTCAATAATTCAGAGTTCTTATATATCTCAAACACATTGGGCTTAATACCACGAACTACTTTATAAGAATTACCAGCAGTATCAAATTCCACAGTAACTAATAGATTCTTACCATTGATTGAATTTATTAGTTGACCTTTGCTGATATTTCTGAACGATTTACCAAACAACACAAATGTCAGAGCATCTAATACAGTTGATTTTCCATTGCCATTCTTACCGATGATTAGTGTAGTATGATGAGTATCTAGTGCAATCTTGTTAGGTACGTTACCAGTACTCAACAAGTTTTTCCATTCTATAGTTCGAAAATTAATCATGTAACCTCTAGTGCTTCCAGATAAAGGGATTTCATAAACAGTTTGATAGAATCTTTGTTAGATTCATCAGCAACTGATTCTATATATCCCTCCAACACATCCAAAGTATTCTCAATATTAATAGTTTCGTTATCCAAGCTACCTTCTTTGAAATCAGATAAATCTTCTAGTATCTTGATTTCGTGAGTATCAGATTCGTATAACTTCTTCAGGAATAGATCAAACTGGTAGAAGTCTGTTTTCTTCTCTACTACGATTTTAATAAATTTCTTTTGAAATACCGATATATCAAATTTAGAATAGTCATTTAGCTCATCGTTGTATACATGTCGCTCGAACATGGTATAAGGTGATTCGATGAACTCTAGTTGTCTAGTAGTAGTATCAAATACATGAAAGCCTTTTGGATCATTATAATCTGACCATGTCATTTCATAAGGGGTACCAACATAATGTACATTGTCTCGAGATGATTTAGTATGGTAATGACCAGAGTATACACCTTCGTATCTCTGAAAAATACTAGAAGAAATCCCATGTTGAGATTCCATATTCTTATACATTGCAAAATTCTGGATTTCAAAGTGTCCAAAACACAAATCCGATTTACTCTCTTTAATAAACTGTGTATACTCTTCTTCATTTTCCTTACAAATCCAGGGTACAATATCGATCGAAGTTCCATCTTCGAGGTGAATGGTAGTCAAATTTTCATACACAGTAATGTTACTAAACTCATTCAACAACAATGCTGAAGAGCTTACACTAAGGGATTCTCTAAAATACAAATCATGATTACCCAATAGAGTATGGAATTTGATACCTAAGTTTTCTAATGGCTGAAATAAATATCGTCTACTTTCAGCCAATGTATTGAAATTAACTTTCTTCCGTTGATCAAATAAGTCTCCCAACTGAAATACAGTATCAATTTCATGTCGAATCAAGTAAGGAATGAAAGTCTTACTATAGAATGAATCGAACAGTTCGTGAAAGTTTGGACTGTCATTTCTGCAACCTATATGGGCGTCGCCGAGTATAGCAAATTTCATGCAAGTTCTCCATATAACAAATCTAATGTAGAAGTAGTCATTACTTTTTCTTTCACAGGCTTATCTTTCTTGATAATCTCTGGTTGTTCAACATTAGAAAACTCTTGAAGGAATTCTCTGTAAGAATTTATAAACTCAGAATCGTCATCATGATCTTGTAAATCCATTACCTTATTCCCTACTGATTGGATAATTTTATGTTTTAACAAGAACTGTTGTTTCTCTTTACCGATTCTTCTAAGGTAAGCAAAGTAAATAATCTGAGTGAAGTACGCAAAAGGATTCTTATAGTTTTCAGAATCAAACTTATCAAAGTAAACAATACAATTCTCGATACCATCAGAAATCATTTCATCTTTGTAGGAATACCCATTGAAATTGCCTTTGGAAGCTAATTTAGTAGCAATCAGTACAATACACTCACCAAGATAATTTGATATTTGTGGTTTAGCCAAACCTTGTTCCTCAGCTTGTTTCAATAATATTTTTCTTTCAACTATAGCTTCATAGAACTTAGCATTATCAATATAATCAGCCATGACACTTCTCCCAATATAATTTATTCAGATTTCATTATCCATCATAATACAAAAAAGATCAACATCAATATATTCCCTCGATATACTAAAATAACGGTATTTCGGGATTTTACATGCTTTATAATCAATCAGTTAGAAGCCATTTTTCTGACTTTTTACTAAAAATGGTAAGAATGTACCACTAAGAATACGAAACTAATGTTTAATTCAGGATTCTTATTGAATATCAATCAGTTAACGTATTCTGTAGTTGGATGTTGTATAAAGTTGACTTTGGTAGTATTATAGTACTAATGGTTTCAATTGATATTAATTAGCTGATATCAAGGTTGATTAGTTTGACATCAAATTCTTCTGCAGTATAGGTTTTGAATCTTTCACTCATGTGATTCAGAGTATGATTCGAAGATTTCTTATAGGATAGGTTATCAGCGATGTCAAATAAAGTACAACTTGATTTGCCTTCTTTGAGTCTGAGTCCTCTACCGATAGATTGAAGATTTCTAATTTTAGATTTAGAAGGGCTAGCAAATATAATGTTTTCTATAGAAGGAATATTGACTCCAGTAGAAAGGGTTTGATAGCTGGCTACGATAATAGCATTAGATTCATTATCAGTGCTTAGTCGAATTATTTCTCTTTCATCAGTTTTTACTTCTCCACTGATAAAGGATATTTGTCTGTCTTCTGAAGCTCTTTCTTGAATCATCTTATACAGTACTTTACCGTGTTTGGCAACATACTGGAATAGTACTAGGGTATTTCCCTTCTGCTTCAGAGCAAGATTAGTAATGAATTTGTTTCTAGCTTCATTTGCCACAATCCAATCCATCTCTTGCTGATACTTTGCTCCACTCATGAGTTTTCTAGTTTCTTCAGGATACTTTAGTAGAATGCAGTTAATGGTCAGATTAACTACTCTATTAGAATCCATTAATTCTTTGGTAGTAATTACTCTATGAACTGGTCCTAGAATTCCTTCTAGTTGGAGTTGGGATATTTGTGTATTGTCGATTGTTCCTGTAGTGCCAATTCTGTATTTTACTTTCGTCATCTTTTCAAACATCGACGTTTGAGCAGCAGCTTTACTGAGATGAGCTTCGTCTGAAAATACCGCATCCCAACTATTGTACCATTCATTAGATAACTTATGAGTACTTTGCCAAGTCGTTACCATGACGTTACTATGGAAATCCTTGGATAGTCCTGAATACAGTTTTTGGCAGTTAGATTCTGTTGACCAACCATTGCCCGAAGAGTAATCTTCAAAGTCTGCGTACAATTGTTCTACTAGTAAAGTATTAGGAACAATAATCAAACACTTCATTCCTCTAGCAACAAACCATCTTAGTAAAGTATAGATGATAAGGGATTTACCCGAAGCAGTAGGAGAAATTAGTAATGTTCTACATTCATTAAGAGCCTTATGAACTGCTGCTAATTGATAATCTCTTATTTGAATTGGATTTCCTTTAGAACAAGGGTTCAATATTTTAGCAAAGCCTTCTACTTGTTCTAAAGTAATACCATTGTCGTAAGTTATATTATCGTCAATGGTAATCTCGTATTGGTTACGTTCAGCAAATTCCTTAACGTAACCTACTAATCCAGCATAAAGGGTTTTGGTTTGAAGATTATAAAGTCTGCAATACCCATCCCAAATCCTTGCTTTGAATTTTGGCATGTACTTTGCACCAGGAACAGCAAACTTGAAGAATTCTGATAGTTCCTGCTCGATCGACTTATCGGAGAATACTCTAATAAACGATTCGTTGAATTTTTCCACTCTAATATGCATTAAGCACCAGCCAAGAATTGTTTGAATGAAATAGAGTTTTTGATTGACCACGTTCTATCCGAGATAGATTTTAAGATAGACTCTAATAGGTAAATCATGGTCTCAATGTATTCTATTTTCATTTTGAGCTTAACGATATCAGTATCACCATCAAGTAACTGTTCCATTTCATTTTTGATGGGTTTAGCATATTGCCATTGTTCCCATCCAAGATCGTTCAGTTCTTGGCGAGACAATTCTCCTCTGTAATATCTAAACTTGGTTTTCTTGAGTTCGAGATATTCTGTTCTGAGTTTGCTTATACGAAGTTTAGCGTCAACTAGTAGTCTAATATACTTAGCATGAAGTTTAGCTGTTTTTACGGATTCTGTATCGAGGTGGTTATTATCAATGTCGCAGTCATTTTCCCAATTATCTTGGATTTCATCAAGTGTCATAATATCTCCAATAATTTACTCAAAAATAAAGTATGTGTACTCAAATGTAGCTGATGCAGTTATATATGTAACGTCTGTGTTAGTAGTAGCAAAAGTTAATCCTGATAGATTAGTAGGAACCAAATCAACAAATCTTACTGTTTGAACCACCGTGTTGTTTGATCCTAAAATTTCAAGTGTGCCGTCTGAAAAGTTTCTTGCTGAATCAGACATAACAAACTTTGGATTTCTATTTTGAAATGAAGTATACTGTTCGTATTCTTGGGGATGACCAAGTCCAGCAATCCAGTTAAAGATAGCAAGATAGTTTGCCATATTCTCATCAACTAGAAAATTAATAGTCAATGGTTCGAATTCCATTTTAGTACTAGGAAGTTTTATCTGAGTGAATGGAGTATCCATATCCATTCTAGGAAGTGATATGCCTGGCAATGGTACTTCTTGAGTAAAGTAAACCATTTCAGGTATTTTCTGAATAACAAATTGGAATCCATTAGGAGATAATGGATTTAGGTTTTCTGGTATAAGAGAGATTGCCATAATAGTTCCTTACGATGTTTGAACTATTTATCGTGTTTCTTTCTAGGCAAACCACCTTTTACCCAATCGCCACCAGGATGCTCTCTAAATTTCTTTGCAATGGTGCCGTTATTGTAGACGATAGTGCCTGAATTTGCTATTGATGCTAGTTTAGATCTTTCTATATTTTGTTTTCTTTTTGCATCTGTGTATGGGACAATCAATCCTAATTCAGAAATAATTGGATCGTCAATGCAAATGTATCCATATTTGGTAATTCCATCTGGGTAGTAATATGTGAATTTACCTTTCATGGTATTAGATACTTTCTCATTTGCTACTGATTTAATATACTCATAATCAGTTTGAGTTCTTTTATTGTGCCAACCCAATTCCAACAATTCAGAATATTCTTCCGATTGAACTCTTACAGTTTTTACTTTATCCAACAGGTACAATCTTATAGTTCTTCTGGGGTCTTTTGATTTGCTCATATTATTTTTAGATATATCGGACATCTTATAACCACTATTATTTCCAACAAGATTGAGTTCTTGTATTTTTGAGTCAGATCTGTGAAGATAATATTTGTTACCTTCTGAATCTTTATAAGTTGCCATTTTAGAATGTATTACTGACCTTTGAATTGCGGCATCTTGTCTTAACTTTGCCAATTCCATTAATTTATACTTTGATGGTATTTTTCTATTATGTAACAATTCATTCGTATCTGCAGTAAAATTCCAAATCATACATTCCAATGCTCTTGACTGAGAACTGCCATAGCATTTCCACAATATAAC